ACATGAATGGTAAACTGGCTTGAACTAATAACCTCCGTCACAAACCTATTTCCATCAATCTTGGTATCGCTAAAGCCAGCAATGGTAATTGGGTCCGTCAAATGCAAACCATGATCTACAGAAGTGGTGATGGTAACCTTATACATACCATTGTAATCGCCTCCACTTACCGAAGCCGCTGATGCCGCAGAAATGGAAACCGTAGACCCTTGGCTATATGTGTGATATACAGTGAAGCTTGCATTCTGTTTCAGTCCAGATGTCTGAGCAGAAGCAGAAGGATCTACCACAAACAAATTGTTACCCTCTATTAAATTATGCTCCGCAATTACAGAAGCTATGTTGTCCGTTATCTTAAACTCGCCGTTAGATGTTACATAGTGAACAGGCTGATCGTAATCGCCATTGGCCACTAAAGTAAATGCCAAGCTGCCGCCAACATCGCCATCCCACTCAAGGGCTATTTGCCCTTTTCTAAATATGTAAAGCTTGTTGAAAACTTGGGTCATTGTAGACCCTTCGGGAACGATCTCGCCTGTTGGGTAAGACAAGGTAATCGTGGTTTGATCGGATGTCTTAACAAGAGCAGCGCTGTTTGTAGCCGCGCAAGCTATGTAGGATAGGGAGTCGTTGTTTGGGTCTGAATACTCGCATGATGCCTCAATGTTGCTTGTAGCAGTATCATTAATCTTCATTCCAGAAACCGTCATTGTACCGGTAGGAGTGGAATCCAGTGAAGAAACTGTGTAGCTAATTGAATCGGCATCAATGACAGTAACAGCAAAATTGCCGTTCGGATTGGTGATACCAGTGTATGAAAGCCCGCTAATATTAACCCCAGTTTCGTCAAGGATGCCATGATTGGAAGAAAAGTTTACGGTGATGACATCACCTATACGACTATAGGAACTGACAGAAGGAATAGATTCGTACAAATAGAAAGGAACAGTGAAAACAGCAGCAGGAAATGGAGCAGAAAAAAGCTCCATCCCTTTTCTTGGTTGCCACTGCCCGTTCAGGTCCATGCGACCATTATTAGATTCAGTCAAGATGCCCGGACCCAGTTGATCTGGCCGCATCTTGTTGTTGAATCCAACAAAACCCGAATCCAAATCCTCTACGATTTGATTATCTAAAGCTCCGTATCTGTCGTATCTTGCCATCTAACAATTCCAAGCTCGTCTACTCCAGTAGTTAGCAGACAGTTTGTTACTCTTACCTTTTATTCCACCAGACCTAGCACAATAAGACTTCTTTCTGGCAGGGTTGCTTTTCTTGATGCTCATATTGGCATCACCAAATCGCACAATCTTTTCCTTGCCGCCCTGACAAGCCTTCACAACAAACTTCTTGCCGCCAGACACTTGTCTGCGAGGGACGTTGCACTTCATACTTTTCTTATTTATTGCCACGCTTTACCGCCTTTACTCTTCTTGGTTTACCTGCTGGTTGTCCCAGTCGTTTCTTCTGGGCTATCCTTGATCGTTTTTGTGATGCAGTCATTTCTCCTTTAGTTACAGGAGTCTTGCTGCTTACACGCTTAGATGGACGACAATATGGGGTGCCACGTTTCTCCCCTTTACGGCGACCACAAGGCTTTCCAGTGCGTACATCTACCCACTTTTCCTTGAACCACCGTTTGAGAGCAGCACCTTTTTTTGTCTTCCGTACAGCCATTACTTCTTCTTACGTTTGCCCCAGTTAGCAGCACCCACCTTACGGCACTTAGCTATCGCCCCACTTGCATACGCAGATGGGAACACCTTGTACCTAGCCTTTACTTTTCTGTAGCAAGCGTCTTTAGGCATGACTATTTCTTTCTTTTGCCACCTTTACCGTAGCCACCACATGATTTGCGTTTTCCGTACATATTTATATCTCCTATTTAACTTGTGAACTTCCGAAGTAAAAACCCAATAAGGCTAGCATCCCTTGCCGCACTTCTGGCAATAATACAAACCCTTCTAAGTTTTTCCATTTATCTGCTCCTATTCCTAAAAATTTAAATATACCACTCTTGCCGCCTTCTACGGTTACAGGGATGTCAAAGAACGCCATTATGAAGGGAGCAAATACCACTGAAAACAAGATGCACATAGCGATGAGTCTACGTATCCACGCTCCCCCGTCTCCACTTCTTTGTGCTGCTCTATCTGCTGAATCATCTGCTACTCCCTGTTTCTTAATCATGGACTGAATGGCATTTGCTTGGATATTCATTTGCGCTGAGATAAGTTTCATTACAAATCCCGTGACACCACCTCCAAGCATTGCCACTAACTCGCCGTTCATTTTCTATTTATGTCCTTTATGATTTTTACAATAGAAAGACCCATGAATACTATAGTGAACACAGATGCTATCACCGATAACACTTGATTTGTTCCTGCTAGAGCCAAGCCAGTGCCTGATCCTAAAACGCCTATAGCTGATCTTTCTATCACGTCTTTCACTTTTCGTATTCTAAGGCGTACTCGTTTATCTTGCTAATCGGAAGCTTCCTGCATTCCAACTGCCTCTTAAGCTCTTGCCTGTCTTTGATGTTAAAACATTGTTTGTCAAAAAATATGTAGTCCCTAAATGGCTCGTAGTCCCATTCGTTCTTATCACATATAGAACCTAGCACTTTCTCGTAGTCATTTAAACTAAGAAACCGATCCCCGTTAGAGCCACCTATTCTAGATACGCCTCTCATGATCGAACAATAATTAAACGCCCCCGATCGTCTCTAAATGTTTTTATGGTAATGTCGCGTTTAGGGATTTCTGGCTTAACCTCGCTTACTGTGTTGCTCTTGACCGCAGCCCCCTTCAGGCTGCTCGGAGAGGCTGGAGGAAATGTTCCGATACTTACTATGTTAGTAAAGCCGCTCTCGCCAAACTGATTCCACGCTCTCACCTTATATGATAAGGTTACGCCGATAGGTATTACACCATCGGTAAACGTAATATCGTTTGCGTTTGTCGCCCCTATCAATAGCCACTCTCCGTCATTCTGCTGACGCCAGATCTCGAAGCCGTCCTCGTTGTCCGAGTTGTCCTGCCATTCCAAACGAAGGTCTGCACCCGAGAGGGTGGTAGCAGCTATGAGTGCTATTGTTAGTATGTATTTTTTCATAATCAAGTTAAAGGTTTCAAAGCCACTGCAATCAAAGAAGCGGAGGTCGCTGTGCTGGGAGTGGAAGTTCGGGTCTTGAGGTCAGGTGTGGCTTCAAGCTTTTCATTGATGGAAACAGCAGCGTCACTGCCCGGATAAGCGGTGTCAATCAACTCAGTTCCATCAGTCCATGTTTGTGTAACGGCGGATTGCGTTGTGCCACAGATCGTAACAACCATTGTGTTATTTACGGTGGTTGTAACGTTTACACTCCAAGAACTAGAAAAACCAACAGCAGCAGTTCCGTAAGCATCAACTGGCGTGCTACTGGTTACGCAACCAGAATAAGCCCCCACCCAGATGTAATAAGATTCACCATTCGGGTAAAAAGCCGACCAAGCTTCGGTGGTAGCGGCTGACGTTGATGATGCCCGTTTCCAGTAGGCTGCTACTGTTGAGTGACTACTTGTGTTCGTTCCATCCTTCTCAACAATCTTTGTCCAGCCCGAGGGAGGGGAATCTGTCGGAGAAGAGCCATCGTTGGTTGTGACTAAAAGAAGCAGGATGTCGTCCGTAGAGACGGCTGGTATGTTTACATCAATGTTAGTTGGCGTGGAAAAGCTGGCGGCTGTGGTTACAGCCGAGTCCTCAAGTGTAATTGCGCCGCCACTGCCTGTTCCAGCGGTGTAGTGAGCTAGCAGGTCAGTTGCCGAAAGAGCCGAGTTATAGATAGCAGCTTCATCAAGTCCTCCAACAAACACGTTGTACCCAGTAGGGCCTTGTCCAATTCCCATTGAAGTGGGATCAAATGGTGTAGCAGACGCAGATTGAGTGTTTTGCAAAACTCCATCTCGGTAGGTTTTAGCAGTAGTGCCATCAAACGTAAATGCGTACAAATGCCAACCATCTTGAAACCCTGCACCAGGCTTAGTACCTCCACCATTCCATGTGCCACCTATCCTAAAGCTCCATGCAGGGCTTGCATCTCTACAATCAAGAAATACTCTATTGTTGCCGTCAGCGCGCGCTTCAACGGCAAACCCACCGTAATTAGTAGAGTCCCAATCTACCCAAAGTTCTATGGTTATACCTGATGAGTAATCAGCCGTATCTAGAGAGCTTACCGTAATGCCGTCATATCTAGTTGAACTTCCAGCAAGTGAAACTGACGTATTGGAATCTCCTGCCAATGCACCTGTTTCACCAAGAGTGACGTCTCCTCCATACGACCCATCTGAAGAACCTATCTCATCCGATGCAGTTGTTCCTGATGCCTCTCCTAGTCGCCAATACGCAACAGGAGAATCTGCTAGTATAGTGGACCTATAGTCAGTAGCAGCAGCCGCAGCGGGCTTTAAACTGGACTTCCAACGTAGCATTACAGCAATTCGAACTCGCTTTGGAACGTGACGGTAAGATCGCCAGCATCCACTTTATCTAACGCATTAGACTCTGCATCAAAACAATTTCTAATATGGGTGCTAACCAAAGCAACCATTTCGTTCCACTCATCTAAAGAGTTTTGACGAAACACTTTATGCCATTCCTCAACAACAATTTCGATGTCGTTGTTATCTTCGTCAACGTCTGGGTAAGGCACCTCCACCTTCTTTTCCATCTTCCAATTAGCGTAACCAGTTGAAGATGAATCTGCATTTAGCATAGTCAGGACAGAGGTCCGTTTCTGCTGGCTGTTGCTATCTGTAGCTATACGCCACAAATCAAAATTGCTATCTAGCCATTCAACCCCACCTTGCTCTTTGTCCCAACGGTCAGATGTAATCTGATACTTTAGTCTATTCTTTGCAGAATCTTCGGCTATGTCTACAACAGTCCAACCTTGCACCCAGCCGTCAGCTTTTAGCTCAAATACTGGGTTTATATTTTGAAGAGTCGGATTGTAGGATGGTTTAGAATCTATAGTGTACGTGTAGCAATCAAAATCCGCAAGCACCCGATCATTTAGTGGATTAGGAAAACTAACATTAGGATTGTCCCGCTTTAGGCGAGACTCGCTATATTTACTAGGTACTCCGTCTGTAAGTTTTAGTATATTCATGATGCTACTCCTGAAAGCATTCCGTAAAGATCGGCCCCGACCTTCCAAAGAACTATTACATTTTTATTAGTTGTATCTAATGTTGGAGCTGATCCCCCAACCCACTTTGTTGTACCCCAAGTAATTTGGTAACCAGAGCCATCGTCTATAACTGCTGTTATCGCCTCTCCGTCGGCAAGACTATCAGTAACGGTTGTTACATTTCCTGTCAAAGTAATGTTTTGTATTGTGCCATTCCCAGCACTTAACGTATACGTTCCAGTTACATTAGCGGTGTAAACTAGCTCTTGTACAGCACCAGCCATGTCTAGGGTGGTGACATCTAGCTCAGTAAGAGTGGCGGAAGTAACAAAAGACAAGTTTCCACTGCCGTCGCTTTGTAATAGACTATTAGCAGCACCATCATCATTTGGAAGAGTTAAAGTGTAAGTTGCTCCAGCACTATGCGGTGGCCCTTTAATCGTTACACCATGAGAGTTAGCCTCGCAGTTCAGGATAAGCTTACCTGACGTATCGTTCCCACGAACAACCACCGACCCTGTGCCATTAGCAGCTAGGTCTATGTCCCTATTAGAAGCAGAAACAATGTCATGGGTAGATACGTCAAGATCTCCTCCTAAAACAGGTGTTGTATCTTGGGACACCTCAGAAAAACCACTAGAAGCAGCAGTAAGTCTTCCCTGTGCATCTACAGTAATATCTGCTGATGTGTAACTACCAGCACTAACAGCAGTGTTAGCTAAAGACACGGTGCCTGTGCTAGTAATTGGTCCACCACTTAGCCCTGTTCCCGTTCCTACACTAGTTACTGTTCCACTTGTCAAAGTGGGCTTGTTTAGTATTTGAGAGTCGCCAGATGAGCTATTCCAGTCAGCGTTTACGTTTACTTGGGCGCCAGCTTCTACAGCAGACAATCTAGATATGTCTGAAGCGTTAGTAAACTTATTGGTTGTTGAGCTGTCATCAATGTCGTCAGCATCTAAAACAACATCACCAGTTTGTGTATTAACGGTAGTTACTGCACTACCCATAAACACCCAAGCTGATCCGCTATAACGGTAAAATCCAGCAGAGTATCCTGAACTGGCAGTGGTAACTAGATAAACATCGCCAGTAGTCGGGCTTGCTGGGAGATTGGCATACGCCGTTCTTTCCCCCTTTAGCTCAGGCATCAACTGAGTCTTGTCTATAGCGTCATCTACTTGTGTACCTGTGTGTGAGCTTTCGTATGCCATTATTGTTTTACTTGAAATGTTAAATGTCCACCTGAGCCATCAGAAACTTCGTAGTCTTCAAAGCTACTAGAGCCAACCGAACTAGAAGACCAAGCTAAAAAATTACCCGATGTCGCTCTTGCACCAAAATTATTGTTTGGGATGTATTGCAAGGATGTATTTATCGACGAGTAATCTGCAATTATATACGTTTTTGAAGTGGAGTTGGGAGTTGGGAGCGTTATAGTCGTTCCGTTAGAAGAAGCCGGAATACTTGTGGTCAATACTGTAATGTATCCAGAATTTTCTTGATATACATTCAGCTTAACAGGTTGGCCTGCCGTTGTAGTGACCGCTAGAGTGGGTGCCGTAAATGTCCAAGTTAGCGTTACCAGAGTCTGGGCTGAGTTATATGTCGGCGTAACTGTGAAGCTTCCAGATAGAGTTCCTTGATACGTAGTTAGACTGTATTGATGGGTAACTCCTAAAGCTTCTACACGAAAATTTTCGTAGACAACTTCTTCTACGTTACCGATTCTAGCTCCTACGCGACCTGCCCGTAAGAACTCAAAAATGTTTTTAAGTCCTACGTTTCTCATAGGAACTAGTCTACAAACTCAGTGCTTTGAATTATAGCTGTGCCGCCAGATCCCTTGAACTTAGCCGCTTTAGCTGCGTTCTTGCTAAAAACAATAAGACCTTGCTCTTTTACAAGGAGATGGCCATTGGATGCATCAGGAACAGATCCATCAAACGTAACAAGTACATTGTTATCTTGGACATCAATAACTACATAGTCAGTGTCTGTATGGAAGGCAGCAAATGCTGCTCCAGATCCAGTGGTTGCCGCTGATAGGTTTTCTGGAGTGCCGTTCGGGTTTACGTTCCCGATATATAGATTGGAGGTTCGTGAGTTCATTTATCGTGATTGTTGAGATACGTAAGTGTTAAATCGTTTCTTGACCGTGTTGTTATTCATAACCTGGTCAGTTTTTTCTAGCTCATTAGCTAGGTACTTATCAGCTACTTGCTCTTCGGCTAAAGCCTTGTCATGCTGCCCATCCATTCTTAAGAAATCAGCATAAACAGTATGAGCAACGTAGTAAAAAAATTCTAAAGGAATCTCTTGGGTGCTTTTATCTCCATCAAGATCCCAAGTACTAGGAATATCAGTAAGCTCTTTCTTGTAAGTAACAAACGCAGAATCAGCATCAGCGGTTGTTAGGTTAAGAAGATGGGCGCCATCTGACTGTACAAAAAACTCGAACTCTAATGCAGAGTTTCTAAGGAATGGCTGAGTTCTGTGTATACGTATAAACTCGCCAATATCTTCTTTGCTTGTTTGAGTGAACGCAATTACTGAGCTGCTTACTGTTCTTTCTTCTCCAACAACTAAATATCTAGGCCACATTGGAGTAGCCTGGTACGCTTCGTACATTCTGCGTTTAGCAAAATTAAGAAGCTGAGTCTTTTCGTTGGTAGTAAATGAAGATACACCAGCTAAAGCCGATATTAAATCGTATAAGTCTCTGTTGTACTTTACTTGCATTAAGCTTTATTTGGGCTTAGCTCAGGAAACTTTTTATTAAAATATCGCAAGAACTCTCTGCTGTTAACGGTGTCGTGTCCGTACTTGTTTACTAATCTAAAATAATCACGAGCAGGCATATTAGCTACGCACTTGCCTAGTATTGGATGAGTCTTACCTACGTTTGTTTTGGCTTCTTTAGCAGCTTGATTTATTCTATCTTGCTCCTTAGCTCTTTCCATTTTGAAACCCGTATGGATTTCTTTCATAAAAGCCTTATTTATTTCCCCGTCCGAATATCTTGGTAGTTTAGTGATTATTTCCATATTTTAAAAAGGGGAGGCCAGGATTGGCCCAACCTCCCCACACATTATTAATGAGTAAAAGCTTACGCAACTTCTTCGATCTTGCCGTGAGCCTGTGGGTGGTAAACACCGAGGGTCAAAGCGCAATCAACGTAGCCACGCTCACCACCACCCTGATTTGGGAGGCGAGTCGATCCCATCGGGATAAGCTCGTGGATGCCGTAGTACTCAGGATTGAGCAAGTAAGCGTAGTCCTTGTTAGTCGTGTCAGGCATACAGTCAGGATTGCCATTGACAATCGAGATCATGCCGTGATCGGACTGATAGAACTCAACGCTCAACTTAATCTGAGCTGAGTCACCGTTGTAGTTAACGGTACGAACGCTGTCTGCATCAGTTCCGCTTACACCAGCAGTGCGAGCAAAGTCAGAGATAATGCGACGAACAGCAGTATCAGCAACCATCGTGAGGTTGTTGCTCGTTCCCGTTTCACGGAAGATAGAAGTGATGAGGTTATTCAGCACAGTTTCCGTAAAAGCACCTTCAGCGGCAGCATGAATGCTGTCAGCAGGAGTGCGGAATCCAGAAGGAACATCAGAAGGACCAGCGGAGTCAATCCAGTCACCAAGACCACGCAAAGCGTAAGCAGTGCTAGATCCGTCTTCAGCAGCACGATCTTGCGTACCGCATAGGGTAGCTTCGATGTCACGCTTTAGCTCACGGATAGCTTTAGCTTCAGCTTGAGCGATTTTAGCAGGTCCAACGCTGTCAACAGCTTCCTGAAGATCAGAAACCTGAAAGTCGCGACGGAACTTTTGGATGTAGTTTCCAAGGCGAGCGCGTCCTGCAAACTGGTCGGTGAACGTAGTAACGTCAGCACCTTCACGGATGCCAGCAGTTGAAGGAGCAGACAAAGCGTCTACC